AAGCCACGCCGGATACATCACGCCGATCAGGGTGGATTTGGACGTGCCGGGCGGGACGTTAACCAGCAGCCGCGTAATCTGCCCGGCGTTGACCGCCTCCAGGTGCTGGCAGATCGCGTCTATGTGCCAGCCGTGCTGGTATGTGTCAGGGATGATATGACGCCACGCACGCTCGACGAAATAAGCAAGTGATCGACTGCACGCGAGCTTATCAGCCGCCAGTGCGTCGTCAATCGTCGGCAGCATCGGAAAGCCTGCCAAGTTCCGCCAGTGCTTCAGGTGACAGGCGAGACAGGTCCAGCGCGGGCTTGGGCGACATGCTTTTATCGCTGGACGACAAGTCTTTCTTGTCGGCAAGGCCAAGGTCACGGGCGATGATGTTGGGGTTCAGCATGTCGGCAGACGCGCCTTCAAACTTCTGACGGTAGATCACATTTTCTGCCCACGCTATGACATGTGATAAATCGGCACGATCTGTGCGCCAATCCGTCCATGTCTTGAACGTCACATCCAAGAACATGCAAAGCCCGCCGATGGTCATTGCCCTCATCTTTTCGACACGGGCAATGGTGACGGAACCCTGAAACGCGAACGGTCGAGCCTCATAAAGCGGGTTCTCAGCGTTCCATTCAAAGTATTCTGCGCAAGCGTCCCATAGATCGCTGGCGTTTTCAAACTTAGGGTTTGCGCCGTGCGATGACCGTTGTTCCCAGAAGCGATTACCCGCCACGAATTTACCCGTGGCAGGATCCTTGCCTGTCGGTGATGGCGTTCTGGGTTTGGGCATTTTTACCATGCATTAAATATAGCGCGGGTAATTACGTATGACAAGCCATCATAGTCCGTCCCCCCTTTTGCGACGTGTCATGGTTGGCACACCCTTAGCCGCGAATGCCACCATGCTGTCAGTAACACGCTTGTCGGGGTCGATGCTAGCCATGCGGAGCACGTCCCTACCATCCCGTGAGTTTAGCCACAGTGTCAGGGTTTTTAGCGCCCGGCCTTTGTGTTTTTTGGACTCCCTTGCGGTATGGCGAATTGTATCGTTGATTGCGGTTAGCACTACGGCGGACCACATGGCCCTCGTGCGTGCAGCTTGCTCTACATTATCAGTCATGACCAACCCCCCTCAGAATGGCCTGCACACGCTCCATGTCCGGCTCAGGCCCTAACAGCAGCCAGACGGCCTCGGACAGCGCGTCACGCTGCTGTGCGACCTCAGACAGCGCATCATCCTGCCAGCGGCGCAGATCGTCCAGTTCATCCCACACCCAATCCAGAGACGGCCAGCGTTCCCGGTGATGTGATGTGTTGTCGGTGTTCAGGCGGGCAATTGCGGCCAGGCTGTCGAATCCGTTGCGGGGCATTTTCATGGTGTTCCTCCGGTTGCGTTTGGATGATATTGCCGCCTATTGCCGCGACTGTAAAGGCATATCTACACGCTGCGCCGCGTCGTAGAGCGCCATGATCGTGGCGGGTGACCCCGATACGCGCCCGTCATGGTATATACGGCTGCGATTAGGGGCTTTGGGAAAACGAATTTTTTCTAGAGGCGATGTGTTGCACCGCTCCATATAGCCATATCCCATCAGGCCCAATGTTTTTGAAATGTAAGGCCCCGCCGGTATTTCACCCAAGAGGTTTCTCATGGCGTTGACAGACACAAACCCGCCCCTGAACCCTGAAACGCCGTCAGATATTGCGATTTTGATTGATGTTATCGTCTTGTCGTTTTCGGATGACCGTTTTCCAAACTGCACACGCATTGAAGTTTCCACTTGGTGCGCCCACCACATCTTCGCGCCCGCCACGATGTGAGGGTTTGGAAGGAGGATGCCCCCATTATCAAGTTCAGTTTGAAGTTCATCCGGGCTGATGCCACCGAATAGTGCAGATACCTGTTTGATATTTAATAACTTTTTCATGTCTTAGACCCTTTCCTATGTTTAACCCATACTCAATCCTAACGGGTTGTTTGGGTTAAGTCTAGCGAAAAAACGCTGCCCGGATAAGCATCACATCTAAAAACCCCGATCACACCTCATAAACCTTTGATAAACTTAAACCTTTTCAAGTATTACCCGTTTTCTGCCCGGATCGTGACGCTTCCAAACCTGTGGCTATAGCGGGAAAGAATGTATAAAAGCCATCGTTTATAATTTACAGTATTTATAAAACCTTACATTTCTTGCACGTAATGAAACACTTCAATATACCGTCACAGTTTGGGCACAACAGAATATATGTGTATAAACCAAACACTTAACAGGTGTGATGCTTGAATTTTCATCCTGGCACAAGCCCAGACTATCCGGGCAGAGCCATAAAAAAGCCCCGCCACAATTTAACGGGGCGGGGCTTTAATTTAACGTTAATTTATAGACCGGTCATCTTAATTACTGTTGACCGGACCGGATCGCCGTCACCCAATCGTTGCGCTGCGTCATACATCGCCATAATGCTTGCAGGGTCGGTGCCTGTATGGTCTTCGATATGATACAGGCGGCATCTGTTCGGTGCCTTGGGGAATCGTCGCGCTTCAGATGGCGACGTGTTGCACCGCGTAGTGTGCCTGTAGCCTATCTGTTCAAGCTGCCGTGCCAGATACGGGCCGCCTGGCACTTTAAGATCCTCAGACTCAAGCAGGTCGCGCACCGCATTGAGTGACACCCACCCGCCCCTGAAGCCTACAGCCCCTTCGGTCACAGCCGACCGGATCAGCCCCGCCGCCGCCCCGTCACCCGCGTGCATCGCCTCAGCCGTGCTCGACGTGACAGGCGCGCGGGACGGCACCACATCAAGCGCCAGGTGGCCCAGATAGCCCCGCACCGCCTCGGCCCCGCCCGCACCCCACCAATCGTAGTAGGACCCCCACCAGTCGCCTGTGCTGCCCGTCCACCATTCGGGATATAACGCCCGCGCTGCGTCTTCCTCTGTTTGCAGGGCTGATATGAAATGCGCGTATCGGCGCTCCCCAGGCGTGGCCAGCATGCAGTGCAGATGGTTCGTGGTGAAGATCCAGTTAGTGAAGTTCTGCGTGTCGAAGGAGCCTTTCCCTTTACCATGAATATGCGCGTCGTCGTCGGTGATCCATGGCTTGATTTTTTCGGCCAGCACCGACAATTCGCGCTTACTGTGGTCGCCTATCTCATTCACCACGATCAGCGTCTTTTGGTGCATATATCCGTTGAAGTCTGTGGCAATCACATCAGGCGATGGATGCGCCACGTTCTTGCGCCCGTGACAATATGCGACGGCTTGGGAAATCGTGCCCTTGCCGCACCCCGGCGTGCCCTGCATCACGGGCGCCCACCGCAACATCACGCCGGGCCGCTGCACCAGATGCGCCAGAATTTGCAACAGCGTGGATTGGTCGGCAGCGTCCGGGAAGTTTGACCGGATGACGTGCAGGAACGGCTCAACCGCTTCAGGCCCCACAGGCGCTGCGGGCGCGGTATGCCCTGGCTCGTAGACGTTGCGGATCTTGCGCGCCTTGTCGTCATAAAGTTCAACACCCTCCAGCGGATTATATCCCGTTGCGTGATAACTGAGCGTGTCGGGATGCTCCCACCAATAATCCGCTGCCAGCTTGGCGCGGACATTGCCTGTGGCCTTATCCTCGATCATGATCGGCGGCAGTTGCGCCATGGCATCCCGGAACTGTGTGCGGGTCTGAGGCTGCATCCCGCCCCTCGCATCCACCGCCACCGCCTGCCCGTCCTCGTTTCGGACAATGAAGTAATAACTCAACTCGGCATATTCCGGCGTCTGCAACGCAACGGCACCCTTGGCCGCCAGAAACGCTGTCACCGCCCGCTTGACCGCCGCCTGCATCTTTACTTTGATCCCGTGCGGTTTGCATTCCGCCAGCACCGTGTCGCGGTCGGCATGTGACAAGCGCGCCACTTCCTCGGCCAGCAGCGCCACGGCTGTGGTCGGGTTGTCCTTGATCCGCTCACATATCAGATCGACCACGCTTGCCGCCCGTGGCGCTGTCGGCATCCCCTGCACGGGCGCTGTAGGCATCATCCCGACCGGCACATGCGACGGACCCGGCATATTGGTCAGCCTGTGCAGCGCGCCGAACGTGCGCACCGCCACGTTGAAGTCTCCGGCGTGTTCAAAATGCACGAACAGGTCAAACGCATCGCCAAAGCGTTGCCCGGTCTTGGTGTCTTGCCCGATCCCGGCCGCACTGTCTGACCCTGACAGGCTGATCCAGTAATCGCCATAATCCCGCGTGGCAAAACTGCCGCCGGATTGCATGGGGCTTTTCCAGTTGTTGCTGTCCCGCGCTTGTTCATACCCGTAGCGGTCCAGCAGATCGGACACTACGTGCGTCTCGTTGAAGGCGTCGACCACGTTTGCGGCGTCGGATGGTGTCAGGGCAGCCTTCCACGCCGCCGCCTTGGCTTCAGCATCGGCCCTGCTGCGTCGGGTTTGTTCGCGCCTGACAATGATTGGATGGTTCGGTGTCAGACTTGTGCGGGGGCCGTCATGCACCTCTGACTCATAATACTCGCCCCGGTTCGGCAAAAAGATAAGCTGGCCGGTGCGCTGCAATGCCCTGTCCGGCTCAAGCTGATCGGCTATCAGATCGTTGAACGCCTCAACCGTGTCCGCATAATCCGCCCCGGCGATTGGAGTTTCCAACCAGCACAACGCGCGCCACTTGAGGTTATCAGCCTTGGCCGACCGGCTGGAATAGATCACCCTGCCCGCGTTACCTACCACACCCGCCAGCGCCGCCCGAACGACGGCCAAGGGCGGGCTGTTGGCGTCCAGGTCGAGGGGTATGGCCCAGAATTGACCGTGCTGGCGCTGGGCATCGTGTTCACGGCCATCATGCGCCAGATAGTCGGACGGGATGAACCATTGCGCGTCGTCTTTGTGGATGCTTGGCGGATTGGCCGCCATGGCCAGAATGTCGGCTTCTGTCACGCTGGTGTAAGGTTGTCCGGCAAGGGCCGCCGTGTTTTGCTTGCCACTGGAAAGCGTGATCGAATGCGTGTCGTATTGCCCGAAGCCTGCGCAGAACGGGCTCATTGGGCAAACCCCCAGGCGTCATAGTCCACAGCGCCAGCGGTTGCTTGTTTTATGCGCCGCGCCAGACTGAGCGACGGCGTTTGCTCACCGTGCCGCAGGCGGGATATGTGAGCCTCAGAAACACCCACAGCGCGCGCCAATTCACGGGCGGTTCGGCCCTCTAAATAACAGTTTAGCTTTTCCATAACGCCCCTTGTGCGCTTGCTTTAGGTTTACCACTATGGTAAGTAATGTGTGGCAAGTCAACCTTGGAAAGCCGGGACTATATGTTACATATCCAGCAGCGCCCGCACGGTATCGCGCAGATCAGGCATCAAAAAATAATGCTTCACCGTCTCGAGGCTTGTCGGCGGCACGCACTTGCTGGCCACGTCCTGACGCGACCATGAGTCCAGACATCCATCGGCCTCGCGCGTCAGGGCAATGGCCGCCCGGAGGATCACCTCACGCCGACCTTCCGGCGACATTCTCACTCGTTTTGTCATCTGTCGGACTCCTTCGGGTTACTATTACCATTTAATGACGGTTGTGTCAAACGCGCGGATAAACAACGCGGCGGCTTGCGGCACGATTGCGTTGCCATACCCACGCAGCCGCATCACGCGAGCCGGTTCACCCACACTCAGGGGATGAAACGCCACTCTCCGCCATTCTCGAACATCAACACCCATTCCGACCCGATCTTTTTCTTCTTGGCTAAAGGATGCCCATATCGCTGGCGTCTGCTCAGGTGAGTATGGCATAGCCTTGATTTCACAGATGGTCTTGCACAGTAAATGCAGGGCTTCTGCGTCTTGCCTTCTTCCGTCCAGTTCGGCGAGTGCGCACGACGATGGCAGAGCGGACACAATGTCATCAAGTTCGACAGTGTATTGTTGAAAGGGTTCCCGTCTCTGTGGTGAACGTGATGTTTTCCCTCCTTTCCGCAAATTTCGCAATTTATCTTCACAGTTCTCGCCGCTTTTTGTCTGCTGTGGCTCACATTGGTGCATACTTCCTTTTCCATCGCTTCCGCCATGCACTGACGACCGCAGTAGACCCTGCGTTTGAACGCCGACAGGTCTTCCATCCTGCCGTTGAATGTGGTCCGCTCCATTTGTTTCCCGCAATGATTGCAGGTCTTGTAAGGTGTTGGCTTCGCTGGTCGTCCCATCTATTTTCCCTTTTTGGCATAAGCGGTCATCGCCGCTTGACACCATTCTATGGGAAACCCCATCAGAAAGCGAGACATATGAGGCGATAACTGGCCGCCACTTTCCATC